CGCACAAAAATCCACTATCGACACTTTCTCTTTTCGGGATGGTGACAACAAGATGCGCCTGGTAGGCGATATTCTTGCTCGTTATGTTTATTGGATTGAAGGTGAGAATAGCAAGAATATTCCTCTGGAATGCCTTTCTTTTGATAGAAACACTGAACGCTTTATTAATAAAGAAAAAGACTGGGTTCGTGAGTATTATCCCGATCTTAAGTGTGGCTGGAGCTATGCCACTCAGTGTATCGACCCCGCAGATGGCAAAGTAAAAGTAGTAAACCTGAAGAAGAAGCTGTGGGAGCAAATTATTACTGCTGCAGAAGATTTGGGAGATCCTACTGATGTAGAAACTGGCTGGGATGTTTGCTTTAAGCGAGTTAAGACTGGCCCTCTTCCCTACAACGTAGAATATCAACTGCAAGTTCTAAAATGTAAGTCTCGTCCTCTTGATAGTGCAGAACGAGATGCTATTGCAGAACTGAAGTCAATGGATGAAGTAATGCCTCGTCCTACTCCAGATGCTCAAAAAGAGCTTCTTGACCGTCTTCGTGCTCCGTCTCAAGAGCAGATTGATGAAAGCATTGAAGAAGAGTTTAATGTTGGATGATATTATTCACTGCAGACTGGCATATTAAGTTAGGACAGAAAAATGTGCCTGTGCCTTGGGCATTGAATAGATATGAGCTATTCTTTGATCAAATCAGAGAAATAGAAAAAGAATGCACAATGCACATCATAGGAGGCGACCTATTTGATAGGTTGCCTACTATGGAAGAGCTGGAACTGTACTTTTCGTTTATTCGAAGAGTACAGATTCCAACCATTATCTACGATGGGAATCACGAAGCTACTAAAAAGAATAAGACCTTTTTTAGTCAGCTAAAACAAGTAACACGAGATATTAATCCCCTAGTAACAATAATTGATATTTCTTATATAGACCAAGACTTAGGCTTTGGAATACTACCTTATACTGAATTACACAAAAAAGGTATAGTAGATCACTTTAACAAAGATAAGCCTTTGTTTACTCATGTGAGAGGAGAAATTCCTCCTCATGTAAAGCCTGAAATTAATCTTGATGATTTATCAGAGTTTCCAGTAGTATTTGCAGGCGACTTACACGCACATTCAAATACTCAAAGAAATATAGTATATCCTGGCAGTCCTATGACTACTTCTTTTCATAGAAATAAGGTCTCAACGGGGTATCTACTAATTGATGAAAACTCTTGGAACTGGCTTTGGGAAGAGTTCAATCTTCCTCAGCTAATTCGTAAAACCGTAAGCTCTCCAGAAGATATGATACCTACAGAGTATGATCATACAATCTATGAAATAGAAGGAGATATACAAGAGTTAGCATCCGTAAAAAACTCAGAGTTGCTCGATAAAAAAGTTGTAAAGCGAAATACAGAAGCTACTCTCATAATTGACAAAGATATGAGTGTAGCTGAAGAACTCTCAGAGTACTTACGTTATATACTAGGAATAAGTGACGAAAAAATTAATGGAATATTGAGCACATTTAATGATTACTCTCAAAACTCTCAAATGGAATAACTGTTTTAGCTACGGAGCAGATAATGAGATAGACTTAAGTAGTAGTACGCTTACTCAAATAGTCGGAACAAACGGAATGGGCAAATCGTCCATTCCGTTGATTATTGAAGAAGCCCTCTATAACAAAAACTCAAAAGGAATTAAAAAAGCAGATATTCCAAATCGTTATGTAAATAATGGTTATGATATTTATCTGGCATTTCAAAAAGAAGAGTCGTTATATGAGATTACTATTAATAGAAAGACAAATATAAAGGTAAAATTAGAAGAGAATGGAGTAGATATTTCTAGCCATACAGCTACAAATACCTACAAGAGTATTCAAGAAATTCTTGGAATTGATTTCAAAACTTTTAGTCAGTTAGTCTATCAAAATACAAATAGTAGCCTTCAGTTCTTAACTGCTACAGATACAAATCGTAAGAAATTTTTAATAGATTTGTTACATCTGGAAGAGTATGTTAAGTTATTTGAAGTATTTAAAGAAGCATCAAAAAATACTTCGCTAGAAGTAACAAGTGTAGAGTCAAAAATAGCGACTATTGAAAAGTGGCTTTCTGAAAATAAATTGAGTGATACTTCCATACTTCCTCTGCTGGAAATTAAAATTGACACGGAAGAAGATGAGAAAGAACTTAGTTCTCTTACGATAGAACTTCAAAATATTTCGGAAAAAAATAAGAAAATTTCAGAAAACAATAAGTTAATAGAAATACTGAGAGGTATTAATATTGATGAAGCTAATTCAATATCTGCAACTGAAATTCTTTCTTATGATTCTCTACAATCCGAGGCTGGTAGCCTTCAGGGAACTATAGCTAGTTCTAATGCTGTACTTAAAAAGTTAGAAGGGTTAGGAGATAATTGTCCTACTTGTGAACAATCAATAGATGCTGATTTCAAGCAAGATTTAATAAATACTGAAACGGCAAAGGCTAAAGAAGCCACAGAGAAATTAAAAAATGAAATTACTCCAGAAATTGAAAGAATTAAAAGAAACAATTCAGAGTATGAGCGCAAAGCAAATATTCAAAGCAATTGGGAAAGGACTTATAAGTCTATTGATAGGACTCTTCCGACGACTCAAGTGGATAGGAATGAGCTTGATAGTAGGATTCAAGGAGTGCGTAATAGAATATCAGAGGCTAGAGCACAACTGGAAGATATTTCAGCTGAGAATGAAAAACGAACAAGAAGAAACACAAGAATCCAAGTAATAGAAGAACAAACTCAAGAGTTTCTAGACCAACTATCAGAAGCAGAGGCTTCTCTAGCAAAAAGAGTAGAGTTGCACTCTAATTTAGAGATATTGAAAAAAGCATTTAGTACTAACGGACTGCTTGCATATAAAATAGAAAACTTAGTAAAAGAGTTGGAAGAGTTAGTAAACTCGTATCTTGGAGAATTATCAGACGGCAGATTCACTTTAGAGTTTGTAGTATCAAACGATAAGTTAAATGTGCAAGTAACTGATAATGGAAATATTATTGACATATTAGCTTTATCGAGTGGTGAGCTAGCAAGAGTTAATACTGCGACTCTTATAGCTATTCGTAAGTTAATGAGTAGTATATCGAAGTCTAAATTAAATATACTATTCTTAGATGAAGTAATCAATGTACTCGATGATTCAGGCAGAGAAAAACTTGTAGAAGTATTACTTGGAGAAGAAGAGCTAAATACTTATGTAGTAAGTCACGGCTGGACTCACCCTCTGCTAGAAAAAATTGAGATTACAAAGAAAGGCAGTATAAGTGTATTAGAATAATATGGTAGATAGTAGAGCAAAAGGTGCTCGTGGAGAGTATTTAGTTAGAGATATGCTTCGTGAGTACACAGGACTTAAATTTGAGAGAGTGCCCGCTTCGGGTGCTCTCGAATATTTAAAAGGAGATTTATATGTTCCTAACGAGAAAAATATATACTGTATAGAAGTAAAAAACTATTCAGAGTCTCCTTTAAATGATAAAATGTTTACAGCTGAAAAAACGAATAATCTAGTTAGATGGTGGACTAAAGTTGAGCTTCAAGCCAAGAACGGAGGTCAAGAACCAATCTTATTTTTTAAGTACAATAGGTCTAAGGTATTCGTAGTTACAAGGGCAAAACCTGAGAAATGCTTAAAATATTTCTTTATTTCTTGGCTAAAATGTTATATAATGATAGCTGAAGATTGGTTAAAGCAAGAAGAAATAAATTTTATAGGAACACAATAAATGGCATTTAGTTTTTCAGATAAAATAACTGGATCAGGTAGAAACGCTACATTGATAGTCGATGCACTAAACTTAGCATTTAGATGGAAGCACCAAGGCAGAACAGATTTTTGCGATGATTATATTAGAACAGTTGAGTCACTTGCGCGTTCTTATGACTGTAGTAATGTAATTATTACTGCCGATAAAGGTTCTTCCTCTTATCGCAAAGAGATTTCTGCTGATTATAAACAGAACCGTAAAGATAAGTATGCAGACCAGTCAGAAGCTGAAAAACAAGCGTTTCTCGAGTTCTTTGAAGAGTTTGAAAATACTTTAGAGGCTCTAGGAGATTTGTTTCCCATTCTTCGCTATGAAGGTGTAGAAGCAGACGACTTGGCAGCTCACTTAGTAAAAAATCGAGTTAGGTATGGTCTTGGAGATATTTGGCTTATTTCTAGTGACCGAGACTGGGACTTGTTAATAGATGAAAGAGTTGGAAGATTCTCCTATGTAACAAGAAAGGAAGTTACAGTAGATAACTGGAACGAACATTATGACGTATCCCCAGAAGAATATATTTCTTTAAAGTGTCTTACTGGAGATAAAGGAGATAATGTGCCAGGTATTCCTGGTATTGGCCCTAAACGTGCTTTAGACTTAATTCGCGAGTATGGGGATGCAATGGACATCTACAACTCCCTCCCTATAGACAGTAAATATAAGCACATACAGGCATTGAATGATAGTGGAGAGCAACTGTTAGTTAATTATCAGTTGATGGATTTGATAACATATTGCGATGATGCAATAGGCTCTGACAATTTGGAAGACATACTTCGGAAGTTTGATTAATGGATATTAATTATAGAAGAGACAATTATCTTTCTGAGTTTAGTATTAAAACTCTTGAAGATAGGTATCTTATTGATGGAGAACTATCTCCACAAGATGCTTTTGCACGGGCAGCAAAAGCATTTTCAGACGATGATGCTCATGCTCAGAGATTATATGACTATGCTAGTAAGCTATGGTTTATGTTCTCTACCCCTATTCTAAGCAATGGAGGAACAACCCGTGGACTACCAATTAGTTGTTTTCTTAACCATGTTGATGATAGCAGAACTGGACTCACTTCTCACTACACTGAAAACGCTTTTCTTAGCTCCGTTGGCGGAGGTATTGGAGGAAACTGGAGCGGGGTTCGGAGTGTAGGCTCGAAAACGAGCAATGGCTCCGAAAGTACAGGAGTGATTCCTTTTCTCAAAGTTGTGGATGCAGAGATGCTTGCATTCTCTCAAGGAGTAACTCGTAGAGGCAGCTATGCAGCTTACTTAGATATATCACACCCTGAAATTGAAGAATTTCTTGACATTCGTAAGCCTACCGGAGGAGACATAAATCGTAAGTCTATCAATTTGCATCACGGAGTAGTAATTAGTGATAAATTTATGCAAATTATTGAAAATGCTACTCGAATTGAAGGTTTTGATGATTCTTGGGACTTGATTGATCCTCATACTAAAAGAGTTGTTAAAACAGTATCAGCAAAAGCACTTTGGGTAAAACTTATTCAAAATCGTGTTGAAACTGGCGAGCCTTATATTATGTTTGGAGATACGGTTCAGGAGGCTTTGCCTGAGTTTCAGAAAAATTTAGGACTAAAAGCTCATCAGTCAAATCTTTGTTCCGAGATTACACTTGCTACAGACAACCAAAGAACTGCAGTATGCTGTCTATCAAGTGTAAATCTGGAAGAATATGACGAG